GGTGGGCTAGACATGATGAACAAGCTGTATGACGACGAGATTATCCGCAAGCAAGGGCTTATGGCGCTGGCTGACTTAGACAAGTCTGAGCTTATGTCTAATAATAAGTTTGCCGAGCGATTAAAGGTGCATGGGATAACTCCGCCGACGAAGATCAGTATGAAGACGGGGAAAGAAGCGTATGCGTTTGCCAAGACTGATAAAGAGTTTGTTGAGCTACAGGAGCACGACGACCCTAACGTAGCGGCGCTAGTATCTGCGAGGTTAGGCGCGAAGACTACGATAGCTGAGACTCGGGCACTGCGGTTTATTAACATGACTGAGCGTGGCCCTTTACCAGTGTACCTAAACTTCTGGGGCGCTAAGACTACAGGGCGTTACTCTGGGGGTAACAAAGTTAATTGGCAGAACTTACCAGCTCGTGGTGTATCTTCTGGGCTACGCAAAGCACTGCGCGCGCCAGAAGGGCATACAGTTCTTGTAGGTGACTCATCTAATATTGAACTGCGAACTGTTATGGCTTTGGCAGGGCAAGACGACGCTATTGTAAAGCTAGAAGGCGGCGCGGATATGTACTGCGACTTTGCTACTAGGTTGTTTAACAGAGAGATTACCAAGGCGGATAAAGCTGAGAGGTTTCTAGGTAAGACAGCGATGCTAGGGCTACAGTACGGCGCTGGGGCGGTACGATTCCAAGAGATGGTAAGGCAAGCGTCTAACAATATTCCGGGCGTTGAGCCTATTACGCTAGACCGCTCGTTTGAGATCGTGAACTTGTACAGAGAGGTTCACCACGAGATTGTAGATTTGTGGAAGTACTGCCAGAAGGTTGTACTGCCTGACATAGCCAACGGGTGCTCCATGATACCAGTAGATAGGAAGGGCTGGTTTATAACGCAGAAAGGTGGCTTTGGCAGACCCGGCGAACCCGGCGTTGTATACCATGACTTACAGTACGATGGTGAAGAATGGACTTACCAGATGGGTCGGCAACGTGTTAGAATATACGGGCCGAAAGTAGTAGAGAACCTATGTCAGCACGCAGCAATGAAGATTGTTATGTGGCAGACAGCTAGGATTAATCATTTATATCCAGTACGTTTATCCGTACATGACGAAGCTGTATGCGTGCCTCACAACGATGAAGTTGTGGCAGCTAGGCTTCACATGGAGGAGAGTCTTCGTCTAACACCTAAGTGGTGTAGAGGGCATATCCCAGTGGATTGCGAAACTGAAATCGGGCCGTCATACGGCGATGCTAAGTAAGGAAATAATATGCGACCAAAAAGAATGTTTGTATTTGCGGGTAATCACCCGAAGCTAGTGACTGGGGCACGCTATACACTGCGTGAGATAAGCGACGTAACTGGGGTGAATAACAAGACTATTCACTCTAGGATGTATGGTAGAGACAAGATTACGGACAGGACGATTCGAGCGCGCGAATACAACGGACGCTGGAAAAAGTCTGAGACTCACCTAGATAACGCTAACGAAAGGTTATCTGCCAAGTGGCTAGCAGTACCGTTAACTAAACTAAATAACTAAGGTAAACTTTATGTCTGACATAGCGCTGTCGTACAGCAGACTGTCCACGTTTGAGCAATGCCAAGCGAAGTTCGATTACTTATATGTTTCTAAGACCGTTAAAGACCAAGGCAACGAGGTAAGCGCCTACGGTAACCGAGTGCATGAAGTGTTAGAACTCTATGGCAAAGATGAGCTGCCGACACCGCTAGGACTAGAGGCTAAACAAACCCTACAGAAGTGGGGTGGCCTAGTAGACAAAATAAAAAGTAAAAGAGGAGAAAAGTATTATGAGTATCAGATGGCCATTGATAAAGGAAGGGTTCCAACTGGTTGGTATGACGGTGACGCTTATTTTCGTAGTATTGCTGATGTCCTTGTTGTGGATGGTGATACAGCTTATTGTCTTGATTACAAAACTGGAAAGGTCAAAGATAATCCAACGCAGCTACAACTATTTGCTGCAATGGTGTTCGCGCACTTTCCAAACGTACAGGAAGTTAAAACATCGTTTATTTGGTTAAAGTTTGATCAGGTAGACAACACCACGTACAAACGTGACCACTTAGAAGCCCTATGGAATGGTCTTCAGCCTAGGTTAGATATGGTTAAAGAGGTAGTCGATCTGGGTTACTTTAAGACTAAGCCTTCAGGTCTTTGTCCGTGGTGCCCCGCGCAAGATATTTGCCCAGACGCTAGATTGAGAGGAAGAAGATGAAGAACGAAGCGGACGTTAAAAAAGCGGTTAAGAAAATACTAAGTAGTTTTCCTGCTGATGAGATATGGTATTTCATGCCACCAGCCAACGGCTATGGTAGGTCAGGGATACCAGACTTGCTAGGCTGTTACAAAGGCAATTTGTTCGGTGTAGAAACTAAGTTTGGTAAGAACGACCCGACTAACAACCAACTGCGCGAGATACAGGGAATAATTCAGTCCAAAGGTAGGTGCTGGATTGTTAGGGAAAGCAACATCCATGACTGGGAAGCTGAGTTCCGAGGGTGGGCTTCTCTGTGCTAGTACTCAAGGACAAGAAAAAGATAATTATTAACAGCTCTAAGAACGATGCTATTGCCGAGTTTATACCGCACGCTAAGCAGCTAGAGCATAATGGTGAGAAGCTAATAGCTATACCTTACGGGGTTGATGAGTCTATCGTCCTGCGCAACATGGGGTTCAACGTGCCAGAGCCAATCAAGGAGTACTACGATTGGCCTGCGCGGTTTACTCCGATGGAGCACCAGCGTGACACTGCTGCGTTTCTTACTACTAACAAGAAGTGCCTGTGCTTGAACGCACCGGGAACTGGTAAGTCTATTAGCTCACTGTGGGCTGCGGACTTTTTACTTACTGAAGGAGTGGCTAAGAAGATTTTAATTATCGCCCCACTATCCACACTTAAAGTAGTATGGGGCGCGGAACTTAAGGCGCACTTGTCACACAGGCAGTTCTCCATAATTACAGGCACAAAGAAGAAACGCCTAGACCTATTAGAGACGCCCGGTTTGCAGTACGCCATAATTAACCACGACGGCTTTACTAACATGCAGGAACACTTGGAAGACTTCGACGTGGTTATATATGACGAAGCCACTGCGTTGAAGTCAGCTTCTTCAAGGCGCTACAAAGTGTTCGCTAAGTATATGAAAAACAACCAGCCTTGGCTGTGGATGTTAACTGGCACGCCTATATCCCAGACGCCCGCAGATGCGTGGACTCTGGCTAGGCTAGTAGATTCGCCGAGTGTAGCGCGCAGTTTTACTGCGTTTAAAGATACAGTGATGAAGAAAGTCACACAGTTTAAGTGGATACCGAGAGATGACGCCCTAGAAACATGTAAGAAAGTATTGCAGCCTTCTATACGTTTCTCGTTGGACGAATGTACTGACCTACCTAGCACCAACTTTGTAGGGCGGAAGACTGAGCTGACTACTCAGCAGATAAAAGCCTTTAAAGATATGCAGGAGAAGGCCGTAACCATATTCGCCGAGGGTTCTGTTACCGCAGCTAACACGGCTGTTATGCTATCTAAACTGCTACAGATTTGTTGTGGTGTTGTTTACAGCGAGGACGACTCAATTGTCATAGACAGCTCCTCGCGGTATAATACCCTTACTGATTTGCTGCAAGAGATAGGTGGGAAGGTAATAATCTTTGTACCACTAAAGGGCGTACAGCGATGGCTTATAGAGAAGCTGCGCGGCGATGGCCACAGTGTAGAGCTTGTTAACGGTGACGTTAGCTCTAAAGATAGGAATGAGATATTCCATAACTTCCAACACACTGATGAGCCTAAGATACTTTTAGCCCACCCCAAGGTTGCGGCGCACGGTTTGACGCTAACTGCGGCTAAGGATATTATTTGGTACGCTCCGATCTACTCACTTGAGCAGTACGAGCAGGCCAATGCAAGAATACGTAGGCTGAATACGGAAGGAAGAACTTCTGTATGGCATCTCTACGCAACGAACTTTGAAGCGGAGCTTTACAGAAGACTCCGAGCAAAGCAAAACACGTTAGCTGAGTTCTTAGACTTAGTGCGTGGTATTAATAGTAGTGACTAAATTACTTGGAGAAATGTATGAACTACGAAACGGCAGCTGACCGATACCTAAAGGTCAGGAAAGAACTCGACGCGCTAGACAAAGAGTATAAACAGCGCAAAGCCAGCATCAAAGAAAAGATGATAACATTAGAAAACTGGTTTACTGTTAAGTCACAAGAAGATGGTCTTTCATCTATTAAGACAGATGCGGGTACAGCTTATTGGTCAACACACCACTCAGCTACTGTAGCATCAAGAGAAGACTTATTTAACTTTTGCAGAGACAACGACGCGTGGGACTTACTAGAGTCGCGCGCTTCTAAGACTGCTGTTAGGAGTTACATAGAGGCTGCTGGCGAACCACCGCCGGGAGTTAATTTTAGTTCAGTGAGTGTATTCAACTTTAGAAAAAACCAATAAGGATTAGTATTATGAACAACGTACAAGTACCAGCCCACATCGCCGCGCGTATCGCGGAACGTAACAAGACCGGAGTTAAGTCATCACTTGCTGACTCTATCGTAACTACCTCAGCACCCAGTGTGCCACGTATCAGCATCCGTGCTGGAAAGTTTAGGTTAGTGGAAGGCGGCGTAGAAACAGTAGTAGGCGACAAGTTAGACGCTATTATTGTTGGCGTTAACCCTAGAGTAAGTAAAGTATTCTACTCCAAGGCATTTGACCCAGCAGCGGAAGACAAACGCCCAGCTTGTTTCTCTAACGACGGCCTGCGCCCTGACCAAACAGTAGAAAGCCCAGCCAACGATAGCTGCGCCAACTGCCCAAACAACGTACTAGGCTCTAAGATCCTGCCTTCAGGTGCTAAGTCTAAGATGTGTGCTGACCAGCGCCATTTAGCTGTCGTGCCCGCCGCAGACCCGCAGAAAGTCTATAGTTTAACTGTGCCAGTTAGTGCAATGCGCGCACTACGTGAGTACTTCACAGAGCTAGCTAATTATAACATCGGCCCAGAGGAAGCGATCACACAGCTTGGCTTTGACGAGCAGGCGAGTTATCCTAGGCTTCTGTTCAAGCAAAACGGCTATGTTCCAGAAAAAGCTCTTCCCCTAGTAGATACCTTGTTACTGTCTGACGACACTAAGATTGCTATCAGGACTATGGCCCCGAAGAGCGCTGGGCCAGCATTGACCGCGCCGCCAGCGCACGCCCAAGTAGCAGCACCGAAGGTGTCTATTCAGGACGATGAAGCGTCGGCGTACGATGAGCCAGCGCCAGCCAGTAAGCCAGCAGAGCAGCCAGCAGTAGCGCCAGTTAAGCAGTCTGAAGAGCTTGAGATGAAGTTAGACAGCTTGTTCGACTGATAACCCTAAGTATGAGCCGATTAGCGAATCTAATCGGCTCATTTTTGTCTGAGGATAGAGTGTGAATACAATAGATTTTTTAAAGAGGGTATGCCCAGATCGGGATGCGATTGTAGTAACCCAATACAATAATAATAAAAACATTTTTTGGAACAGAGAAGTATTTACTTACGCGGAGCTGGACGATGCCGCTGCTAACATGGCGCTTTGGGATAAGAACCCAGAGGCTACAATTTATTACAGTGTTGGCGCATTCGCTGACAACATAGTTACTACGGATGAAGGCAAACAAAAGATTCGCCGTACCCAAGATAAAGCTACTTTCTTTAAGAGCTTATGCTTTGACCTAGACTGTGGTGGCGACAAGCCATACAAGACGCAGCGTGATGGACTCATTAAGCTGGCGGAAGTAGTCAAAGAATTAAAGTTGCCGAAGCCGTTGATCGTGTCATCTGGTATCGGTGCCCATGTTTATTGGGTGCTGGACAAGTGCATATCTAAGCAGCAGTGGGTACAGGTGTCTAAGGCACTGAGTGCCGCACTAGCTTCCAAAGGCTTGGAGATTGATAACTCTAAGATACACGATCCGTCTATGGTTCTGCGCCCAGTTGGCACGTTCCACAAGAAAACTTCAGACTGGAAAGAAGTTAAGGTGTTGCTTGACGACGGAATAGAACATGATGTGTTGCTATTGGCAGGTAAGCTAACTGAGTGGATGGATACAACTCCACAACGCCCTGACCGGCCCCAGCGTAAGCGTAGCGCCATGCTAGACGCGGTGCTCAACGAAGGCAACGACTTGGACATAGATTCCATAGCGGAACACTGTCAACAGGTCAGGGCTATCGTAGAGAGCGGCGGAGTTACCAACGCAGCGGGCGACCCAGTAGAAGAGCCGCTGTGGCGTGCTTCACTTGGGCTGGCTAAGTTCACGCCTGACCCAGAGCAAACTATCATACGTATCGCTGGCCAACACCCAGAGTTTGATCTAGAAAAGAATATGGAAAAGCTGGAGGGCTGGAATGCTACTGGCCCGACTACTTGCGCTACGTTCGCACTGCACTGCCCCAAGGGTTGTGAGGCTTGCCCATACCAAGGCAAGAAGACTTCTCCAGCGCAGCTTAGCAGCACTGACGTACAGGTTGTTGTAGTACAAGACGAATCAGGTGAAGAGCAAGAAGTAGAGATTCCAATGCCTGAAGGCTACGTAATGCGTAGAGATCAAATCTACCATGAGATCGTAGTTAAAGACGAAGATGGAAACGAGACTAAAGATTGGGAGCTTACGAGCACTTACCCGATGTATATTGAATCAATATACTTTAGTCCTGAAGACCGGCAGACGTCGTTTACTTTGGCAATTAAAAAGCCACTTATAGGCTGGGAGCAGAACGACCACTTAGCAGCAGTGCTATCAAGTGCTGGCAAAGAGTTCTCTGGGTTCCTACTAGACAATCAGATATTTGGTTTGAAGTCGCTCAACCAACAAGAAAAAGTTAGAGGGTATCTTATGGACTACTTGCAAATGGTTCAGAGCCAAGTAGCTACCGGCTATGACTATAAGTCATTCGGCTGGCAGAAAGACGGCTCGTTTATATGCGGACAGCAAATTATTAACCCGCCGAACAACGCAACATCACGTCGTATTGTTGGCAACGCTGAGAGATACAAGGAACGCATCGTAGTCCAAGGCACCCGCGAGAAATTTGTCGAGGCTATGGATATGTTGAACCTAGCCGGTACGCAGGTGATTAGGACGTGCGCGCTTATATCTACTACGGGTATCATCGCCAAACAAATGGGTATGGGCAGTAGCATTGTTTCTGTCTACTCAACGGACACGACAACTGGTAAAACGCTGTCGCTGCTTACTGTTAACAGCATGTTTGGTAACCCTCGCAGTCTTATACAAGGTAGGAACGACACTACAAACGCTATCTATGGTATGCGCGGCACGCTGAACAACTTGCCTATGGCGATTGATGAGATCACCATGGCCGACGAACATCAAGTAGCACAGATGGCTTACTCATTCAGTGAAGGGCAAGAGAAGACCACCATGACTCCCGGTCGCGATATTCGTCACCCTGCTGTGTGGGATGGCCCTACGTTTATGACTACTAACACTTCTCTAATGAGCAAGTTCGATCAGGTGAAGCAAGAGTCCGAGCCATTGCGAGTCCGAGCGTTTGAGGTTCCACAGAACGATAGAACATTTGTATCTCTACGTGACGACAGTGGCGGCAAGGTGGCGAGTAACTACGCAGACCTACTGCTAGAGAACCACGGTTGGGCTTTCCCTGAGTTAGTGCAGGCAGTAGTCCACTTGGGCGGTGCCAAAGAAGTCGCTGCTAAAGGGCACGCGGACTTCCACAAGACGTTTGGCTTTGACTTCGCCCCGCAGGAAAGGTTCTACGAGTCGATGATCAAGTCTGCTTGGACGATGGGTAAGATAGGTAGCAAGCTAGGCCTGTTCCCGTTCGACGTTAAGGACACGATAGAGTTTATGTTGGAGACTGTTACGAAGCTCCGCAAAGATACTGTGGATGCCAAGGTAGACGCCATTGATGTTATTGGTCAGTTTATGCAGCAGTACAACGACCAGATCATCGAAGTCACTCAGCCTTATGGCAAAGGCGGAAAGCCTACGGTTAGAGAGCCTGCCCCTCTCAAAGCCGTTATGCGAACGCAGTATGTGTACGATGCGAACAACCCGATTATGCCCGGCTCTACTTTGGCTATTAACAGGGCTGTGTTTAAGAAGTTCGTCAAGGAGAATAACGACGCAGAAGACCGCGTACTACGTGAGCTGCAAAACATGGGTGCCTTGGTAGACTCCAACGCTAGAGTAACTATGTTCAAGAATTGCAGAGGTAGAAACCCCGGTCAGGCGTGGTGTATACTTGTTAACCTAAACCACCCTAGGTTCATTGACTCTTTGTCTGGGGCGGACTTTAAGAAACAAAGTTCAGTGTCGTTGGCACTGCTTAACGGCTTACAGGATGCTTCCAATGGCTAAGAAACCTAGAGACTACAGGGCTGAGTACGACAAGTACCAAGGCACTGCTGAGCAAAAGAAGAACCGAGCTAAGCGCAACGCTGCTAACAAGGCGATGCGCGATGCTGGCAAAATCAAGAAGGGTGATGGCAATGATGTCGATCACAAGAAGCCGCTGTCAAAAGGCGGCTCTAATAGTAAAAGTAATCTAGCGGTTAAACCTAAGTCTAAGAACCGTTCATTTGCTAGAACTAAAAACGGGAAACATAAATAAATTTTTGGAGTTAACTATTATTTAGCTATTTTAGTTTAAAAAATGCCGAATATACGGCTTAGTAGTACCTAAATTGACTAATTGGTAAACCAAATGCTTGTTATATTAAGCAATAGAATGAAGACGCCTGACGGAACAATACTTGAGTCACTCCACCGTCACGATTATGTGACCCATACAGATGCCAACGGCAAAGAGTACATGCTTGATGGCGGCTGTGATTATGTTAGATGCTCTGCTAACGGTGAT